TGGATCTCCTGGAACTAAAAATCCGTGGAGCGAAATCGTCGGGGCAGAAAGTCGAGAGGAGTTTCTTGACCTTGTTCGGCAACTGGATCCAAAGAACTTTGTGCTCAGACACCAAGAAATCGTCCGATATGCCGACATCTTCTACGCCGAGGACCGAGAACCCTATGTGGGTCCCGATGGGGTCCGGTTTGAGCTGGGAATGGTACCTGAGCTGGATGAGTGGAGAAGAGAGTCTCTTGGAGGAGATCCAATAGAAGGTACGTTGTTCGACTGCGTCGGGCTGGACAGATCTTAGGTATAGATTGTTTTGGCAGGAGCGTTGCCTTTCGCACGGGGATTTGTCGGGGCACCCTTCGGGTTCCCACGACACCGAACAAATCCCCCGTGCAAGGTGTGGGATTATGCTTTATTGTTCGGTTGCTGACTAAGCAGGCAGAAGCAAGTCTCTTGTGGTCTATGGTGCGTCACGATTGGGAAAAACTCTTTGGGCTAGATCCCTTGGACCACACGTGTACATCATGGGACTGTTGTCAGGAGCTGTCCTCCTTAGAGATGCGCCTGGAGCGGACTACGCGGTGTTCGATGATATGCGCGGAGGATTGCCAATGTTTCCTTCGTTTAAGGAATGGTTCGGGGCGCAGGCGCTAGTCACAGTCAAGAAGATGTACAGGGATCCTGTGCAGATGAAGTGGGGTAAGCCTTGCATTTGGTTGGCCAATTCTGATCCGAGGGATCAGCTCAAGGCAGACATCACGGACCGAACACCGAAAGGGCGTGTCGATCTTATCTACGAGGACATCAATTGGTTGGAAGCAAACTGTATTTTTGTTGAGCTGCGGGAGCCTATCTTTCGTGCCAGTACGCAACAGACTCAGTAGAAATGCGCAATATATCGGTGTCATCAGAACTGAAACCCCCCTCAATAATATCAATGATGTATATGTTACCCATACCCTTCTTGGCCTGGGTGCACACAGTAGATTGGTTGCCTGTTCCACCACCTGCCTCATCGTGGTCATAGTACATGGTACTTTCCATGGGGTGGTAGAATTTGAGTTTGCGGACGAAACCTTCGTCGTTTCGGGAGGACAAAGTAAACTTTCGGTCATATCGGACTTTGTACCGGTCGCGATCGAGTTTAGCGTCAAGGGTATCGGACCAATCAAGGCCTTGTTGACCCTCAAAAAGCTGATCGACGAAGGTGTTTAGAGTTTGGTCGATGCGGGTGTCGGAGGGCAATTCTCGGTTACCATACTGGTTATACCAAAGTCGGCTAATACCGCCGGGACCTTGGTACCATGGGAGGTAACCCCGGGGAGGGCGGCTGGGGAAATCTTCATCGGCTGCGTCATAACGGAAATCATCTTCCTTAGTCTCGACGACTATGCGACGCCATATCCAAGGAGTGGCTGAGGATGACTCAACGCGCATGCGCTCGAGAAAGCCTTTGTGGTACACGTCGCGTTTTGATCTCGTATTCTCGCTTACGGTGTTGTCGTTGATTGGACGTTGGGTGGGGGACCAAACAAAAATGGCGCCATTGACATTAGCGATGCCATCAGTGGGTCCACCTTTTACGTAAACGGGGCCCGTGCGAAAACCTTCGTTGCCTAGCGTAGGCTGACCTAGACTAGTGGTGTTGCTGACCGCCAGCATGAGGTCCCTCTTTTTTGTTGAGGTCGTGTTCAGCACTGCCTTCTTCATCCGGAACTTTAGCCGGGGTTGGCGGCGGGGTCGTCGATAGCGTGGCATCTTCTCGGTTTAGCGTCGGCGGTAGCGAGGGGTGGTCCGGGGGAAGTAGTGAGGACGCGCGTACGAACCCGCTCGGTAAGCTCTGGTCCGGGCACTGGTGCGATAGCGAAGCGAGGGTCGCGCGAAACGATTGGTTGGCCTTCTTGCCCGATACGAGGTATACCGTCGTTGGTAAGGCATGAGGCATTTTTTTAATCGCGCAAGAGGGGAAGTGCTGAGTATTTATAGGAGACGGGTGTCACCCGTCACCTGGGCTATAACATTAGTTTGCCCAGGTTCCTCCAGGTTACATCACATGACTTCCTTCTACTTCTCAGCACGCTATGTCCTCCTCACTTACGCTCAATCTGGAGAACTTTCTGAGTGGACCGTTTTGGACCATATTTCAAGCCTTGGAGCTGAGTGTATCATCGGTCGAGAAGATCACGCTATTGAGGGTACTCACTTCCATGTTTTCGTTGATTTTGGACGAAAAAAACAATCTCGACGAGCAGATTTCTTTGATGTCGGAGGCCATCACCCGAACATTAGTCCATCTCGAGGTCGTCCAGAAGGCGGTTGGGATTATGCGACAAAAGACGGAAATATTGTTGCAGGCGGGCTGGGGAGGCCGGGCACAAGTGGATCTCCTGGAACTAAAAATCCGTGGAGCGAAATCGTCGGGGCAGAAAGTCGAGAGGAGTTTCTTGACCTTGTTCGGCAACTGGATCCAAAGAACTTTGTGCTCAGACACCAAGAAATC